GTTCTTCTTTAGCCTAAAAGTAACTGTACCCGGTGTGCTTGTCAATGTGTTAACCTGTCCAATCGGTCTGCACGTTATATTTAAATTTAATGGTTCTGTTGCTGTGTAGGTTATAGGATTAGTTCCTGTAAACGACCCAGCCGTTACCACAGTCATCGGAATATATGTAGGGTTGCTGTATGTTGCAATAGTAAAGTCGGCATCAAAAACCTGCGTAGTCAAGCTGTTAAGCCTTAACTGATTGTTAGGTATTACCAGCCTATCAAATAAAGCCGTAGACAATAAAGGGAAGTCCCATGTATAACCTGAAGCCGTTATAATCTTGTTCAGTATTTCCCTAACATAAAAAGCAGGTCGGAAGGCTTTAAAGTCAAAATCAACTTTATTACCGCTTAATCCTCCGTAATCAATTAATGGGAAGTAAATACCTCCACCCGTGACATTGTTCCAACTATTTTGGATATTGGTAAAGTTCCACGCAATATTGTAAGATGAAAAATCAAGGTTTTCCAATCTATTGTTACCCAATGCCGATACGAAGCCGCCAAGTTCCCCAAATACCGCACATTCGTATTCTATCAGCTGATTATCTATAACAATTTCTAATAGCCTTAAAACGCCTTTAAAGACTTGAATCTTATCTATAAGGATAACGCAGCGGGCAGTCGCAGCAGGATTAAAATTATAGCCATAGTTCTGCTCTTCCGGGTCATAAGGTGTTGACCTATTGAAATCAAAAACGTGTCCAAATATTTTGTTATTGTTTGCATTACCGGGAAGAATAATAGTTTTGCTGAATGATGTGTTACGAGTTCCGAAGTCCTGTATCTCGTCTATTGAGTAGGTTAGTTCTGCACTAATATCCTGCGTTAAATCAAGCCGTTGGTCTTCTATGTATATTTCCGTTCTCATCGGTATTGCGAATTTACGGCATTAGCATACTTAACCTCTAACTCCATGAAATTTGCTTTATCTGCATATTGCACTTTGGAAACAAAATTTCCACTCGTTACAACCACCGGATAATGATAGCCGCCATTGGTTAGGTATATCTCAGGACTGCCGATTAAATCTTTCAGCCAATTATAATTCTGCACGTTCAGCATCCCTGACCTCAACTGAAACAATACGTCTTGTTTGGTGTAAAATGATACAGAACCCGGGTTATATCGCTTGAAGCTGTCGTACTGACGCATAGCCAAAGCGGAGGCAACGTATTGGTATTTGTCCAAAGAATATTCCTGTCGTTCATAATTGCGTACTTCTTTATTTACCAGCCTAAACCCGAAAGATTCGTAACCGCCCAAACTATTTTGGAATGTGAGGATGGAAGGCGTGAATTTAGCACCGCAAGCCAAAGTAACAATAATTTCGCTGCTGCTTGTCGATGCGTAGTTTAATTTAATCCCGTAGCCGTAAGCATTAGCGTTTATTATCGTACTTCCAAAATGGGTGTTAATCGCACCCGGTGAAATATCCAATAATAAAAAATTTCCGATGCTTTGCGTTGTCGTAGTGGATGCGCTTCCTACTGTTGCACCTGCTTCATTAATCACCCTAACTGTGGCAGTCATGTTTATATTTGCACCGAAAGGATTAGCCCATGATACAAATAAAGGGTCAGTATATCCGCATTCAACCTTTGTAATATCCCGAAAGGTTAACCAATTACTCAACCTGCTTGTAAAGTATGAAGCCGATGGGTCACGGAAAATAGGCGCATAAAAGTTGTATGCCTGATATGTTGCGTTTGTTAAGTTCGTGTACGTTGTACCTCCGTATTCTTCCCCGTATTGGATTTGATAGCTAACGTAAATGTCAGCCCCGTTATATGAAAATAGGGTACTTGTTGCGTTAGGCTTAAACCCTGAAGACAAATAGCTGCGAACAATACCAGCCGCATTGAAAACCCCCTTTGATGTCGCAGGGTCAGGAAATTGCTTTACCCGTGCAACCAATACGCTGTTAATGTATACATCGTAAACAAACTTAAAATTAGCCTGTGCAATGTTTGTGCTTGTTGTAACAAACCAAAGGTCATCGTGAGCGGAAGGATATGCTTCAGGTGTACTATTTACTGTTATCGCCATAATTACTGATTCTCTTTATTAATTAGCTGATTCGCCTGCTTTATGTACACCCGTACATCAGAAAGGAAAGCAGACCCCACAGCCGCCACAAACTCATCCCCAAAGTACTGTCTAACCGCAGAAGTGAAAAAGTCTGTTTTGGGTAGACCTCGTTTTTTTATTGCCGTAGCTATTCGGTAAGCAGTTTGTCTTTGTACGTCAATATTGCCCACAGCTTGCCGCTTTGTTTGTAGTTGGCTTAAATTAGTTCTTTGGTCTTCGCTTCTACTGCTTATGCCGTTACGCTTTACCCATTGCAGCATTGCATCAACCATAACCCCGTCATACTTTGGTCTTGCCGATTTAAAGCTAAAAGGACTATCGGAAGGCTCACCTGATAAAAAACCCTTAACGCCTTGGTTAACGAAAGGTGCATAGTTTGCCGCCTCGCTGTTTAGTGGGTAGCCTGCTTCTATTGAGTAAACACCTTTGTTACTAACCAAATCGCCTGCGCTAACTGATTCGGAAAGCGTACCTGTATCTACTTTATTTGCCTTGTTTAGATTCTCCTGCACCTGAAGTAGGAAGTTGCCGACTACCTCAATCAATAGCTGTTCCGTTACAGGTGCTTTTCTTTTGTCTGCGTAGTTAGTTTTGTCATTGCCGAGGTCATCAAGAAAACCTTCGTTAAGTGCTTCTTGCTGTAATTGTCTAAGAGATTTTTGCGCCACGGGCTTTTTTATTTAAATAGTCTTCATGGGCATTTTTAGCCTTTAGGTAAGCCAAATCATTTAGGAAGTGTATAGCACTCATCTTGTATACATCATCCAAAGAAACCCGCTCAAATTCGCTTACAAGGTGTGCTTGGTATATCCATCCGTATTGCTCAAGGAAAGGGTGAGTGCCTTCTCTATCAGTTGGTTCACTTTCTCCGTCTTCCTGCTCAATTCCGAATAGGGTCGAATAATTTTCATCAAGTTGTCGAATTTTGGATAAAAAAAAACCAGCACTCCCATTGCCTCCTCAATGTTTGCAGCTTTTAACCTTTCAGCATCTTTTTCAAAATCGGATACTTTAGGTTTCTTTTTTATTAACCCATATTTCAGCTCATGCGTATATACCGCCAATAGGTTGTGGATGTTTGCAACAAAGTCCTGCATGAAGTATTTTGATTCAATGTACTTGCTGGTTTGGAAATCGGTAAAGGTATAGTCTACCCCAGCAAAATAACCCTTGCAATAAAGAATCGTTCTGCGCCTTGGGATTATTTCCATTTTCAAAAAACCTATCTGCTCCACATATGCTGCCAATTTTGTTGGCTTTAGTTGCCGCACCTGATTAATTGTTAGCCCAAAAAGTATAGCAATCGTTTCCTGTGTTGCTTCTAAATCGCTTAACCCCATTTTACCTATTTCGGCAAGCTGCTGATATTGTCCTACTGTTACATCACTCCATTTCATGCGAAAGAATATTTACCTTTGTTTCTATATTGGTTAACGTGCATATTTGCTAAAGCCAAAGCCATGACCGCATCATCTGTAAAACCCGAAGGCGCAGAATAACGAACTCCTGTGCTGTGGTATTGGTATTCGAATACTTCCAATTCCTGCGTTATTATCCCGGAAGGGAAAGTTATTTTCCGCTGATGAATAGCTGCTTGCAGTCCTTCCATAAGCTGTTGCTTGCTTGTTTGGCTGAACTTAAACCCTGTTACCTCCATCCCATCGTGCTGCAATTCTTCCGTTATCGGGTCACCAACGCCCGTGCTATCAATCAGCATAGGTGCTTTGGGTAGTAGCTTAATCTTCTGCTTTGTAGTGCGCCAATCGTTTTGGAATCGCTCAAAGTAACAGACTGCTCCCATTTTGTCCATTCCGATAATAACTGTCCAGTCCGTAGATTTGGCAAGGTCTATTCCGTACACTGCCGGGGCTTCCGTACTAATCGGGTAGGTACATTGCTGAATAAAAGCACTGCCGAAAGGGTTAGCCGCATTCTCCATTGGGTTAGCCATGTATTCTTGTTCGAATACTGCTTCGGGAAGCTGTGTGCGTGCATCATCTATTTCCGTTTTGTTAATGTGTGGGTTGTCGTATGTAGTAAACCTGAACGCTTCCCAGTCCTGCTCACCGCCTTTCATGAATAAGCTATAAAAATAGTTCTTACCCTTTGGTGTTGACAAGAATAAAGCCCGACCGATATAATCGGTTAAGGTTGGTCTTATCGAATTTAACCATCCGTCTTCTAAATTTGGAATAAAAGAAGCCTCATCTACTACAACCAAATGGAATTTCCTACCTCGTAGGTTATCAAGCCGCTCACCTGTAAAAAATTGAATGCTCCCCTTTGTGGGTAGGCTGATGGTTAGTTCAGACCTATTTGCTGGAAAAGGTACAGCCTTTGCTAACTTATCAAAGAAAGTCTTGGCAAGGTTGTACGTTGGCGTAATGTATGCCACCTGATGACCTTTGAGTGCTTCGGTTATTATTTCAATCTGTGATAGTTCGCTCTTGCCCCATCGTCTCCCACACATCAAGACCCTGAACCTTGCTTTAGATTCAAGAATTGGTTTTTGATTAATATGCGGTCTTGGTAATTCTAACCTCATTTTTGACCTCGTTTTTCTTCTATTGATTGCACACTATCCCTATATCCGTAGAAGTAGGGTTGACTACTTTTATAGATTATACAAGGTATTAAAGCACCGAGGTCACCTTGTATCACACAATTCCCATTCTTTACCTCCGTATCCGTGGACGGGTAATATGCCATTTCTTCTTTCGCTTCTACGTCGTGTGTTGTCGGATAGTGGGACATTGCACACTCTTTTTGGCACAATAACGGAATGAATTGTAAAGTTTTATTTGTCAAAGACCTTTTGACTGGATTAAAACTTGGAAAAAACCTATGTCTTACAATACTAAATAGCAAATTTTAATGTTTTATACATAAAAGTGGGGTGAGAATGTTTAGAATGTTGGTTGACGTAGAAGAGTAACCTTCATTCTTTGTTTACACGGGAGGTCGTCCGTCTTCTCTGATATTCCCCCAAGTAAACAATATTTTTACAATATCGTCTTATTGTCAACAAATACAACTTCAATCTTCCCTTCATGCTCCTGCTTTGTGCTTTCGGTTAGGTTGTTAATCCTTGCCGTAATCGTTGGGTTGAAGATTCCTGCCATTGCTCCGCTTAGTTGGTTATCTCTTATTTCCAAATCGAAATCTTTAAGAAATCCCAAAAAATCATTATACGCACCATTTTGATTATAAATATACTGGTCTAACCCTTTAGCCTTGCCTTTTTGCCTTACAAATAGTTCAAAGCCGTCTTTTGTTAGTGGTTTTTCTTTTGCTCTCATTACGCTTGTACCATCTTTACCAACAAACTCATGGATTAAAAAAGGGTTATTCCTGACGTGTTCTTTATATTCTTCAAATAGTTCTTGCAGTTGTTCGGGAGTAAATGCCTTACTCCTCCCGTCTTTCTTCCTGTTATTATGAAACTTAGCCATTAGATACCGTTTATACTATTTTTAAAATGTTCTATTATCTGTTCCATCTTTGCCATATAGTAACTGTCGAATGTTTCGTAACCTTTCGGGTCTGTTGTAAAGTTTAGAAACAAAACTGCTCGTAGCCTTTGGCTCGGTGTTTTTAAATTTGGTATGTCTGTTTTTATCTTTTCAATCTCGTCTATCTCTTTGCTGGTAAAACTTTCTGATTTAAAACCAACATAGCAATAAGTCTGCATAAGTCCGAAAAGGTCGCTGGCAAGTTTAGGGTTTAGTTCTTGTGTGCCTATTGTTATAGCAGCCGTCTTGTCTTTTCGTGTCGCTATCCTTTCAACTATTGCTCCCGTTATTATCATATCAAAGATTTAAACAGTTGCTCCCTCACTTCGTTCCACTTGTGCAGGTTATGATTTTCTACCGCCCATTCATAATTAGCTGTTCCGATTGTTTTTCTTAATGATTCTGATTTGGCTAATGTTTTGATATGTTTATACCAATCACCCTGCTTTGATACTTTTAAAACGTGTGGACATTCGCTGTATGGTGAAACATCGGAAGCTATTACCGGAATCTTTTTACAAGCTGCTTCCAATACTTTCAGGTTGCTCTTCATGCTATTGAAGTCAGACCCTACCAATGGCACTAACGCTGCATCGGCTTCAGCATAAAAATTCATGTATTGTGCAACTGGTAATGCAGATTTTATGTGGCAGCTAACTTTTAGCCCTGCTGTGTAATTATGCACCATCCTATCCCAAATATCCTTGCTTCGTGCATTGCTTCCGTCATAGCCACAAATAGTAAAATGGGTTAGCTTGTTCAGTTCTGAATCCGTTGCCACTCTTTTCATTGGGTTGTGCAGTATATCCAAATCTCTTTGGTGTGTAACACCTCCAGCATAAACAAAGCGACACCTTCCTTCAATTCCCTCCGTTGGTACTACATCGTTTATAAATTGGTCTTGTCCGAAAGGTAAAGCGTTAGGTATTACATGAACGTTCTTGTTAAGGCTTAAAATCCTATCCCTTAACTTTTCATTGGTAGTAGTTACCATATCCGCTGCCATGATATAGTCCATAATCTGTTGAGTAGGGTAGCCGTGCTTTAAGATATGCCATTGGTCTAAGTTCCAGTAATCATCCACGTCTACTACCAATTTAAATCCATACTCTGCTTTTACCTGCATTACCTCATGAACGGGCTTAACCTTGTTTTCTTCAAATATGCAGCGATTAATCAGAACGATGTCGTAACCTTCAGCCAATTCCTTTTCATAAAGCGTATCAGAAAAGAAAGCCTTTTCACGTTTTAAAAAAGCTATCGGCAAAAATAGCCTGTGATAACTTACCCCGCTGAACCTGTCACCTACCGCCATTATTCGCATGGTACAGGCTTTAAGCTTACTTCTATTGTTTCACCTGATAGTATCCTATCCAAAACATCGTCTAACATCTCACGCTGCTGTGGTTCTAAAAGGCTGCACTTTTCAGCTATGGCAACATAAGCGAAGGCATCGCTTTTCATTTCTTTACGAAAGCCTTCCCGTACCTCATCGCAAAAATGCGGGTAGGTTCTCATGTCTAAAAGTATCCATTGCATCTTTTTTGAATACTCCCCGAACTTAGCAGCCCCCCGTGAGCCGCCTGATTTCTTATTCGATTCCCTTACAAAATCATCCATGTACTCAATGGCTGCCCGTAGGTGATGAATAGCTGACATTACGCTTCCTTTCATATTAGTGTTTGTTTTTGTGTTTTTTCTAATAGCAATGTCCAAGGGGTAGGCAGTCCCGGCATCCGCTTTACTTTATAGCCTAACTCCTTAAAAAATAATACCCATTCTTCAGTTTCCCGGACATTTATGTGACCCCACATTGCATCAAATTCAGGATTCTTATATGGCGTACTGCTGAATAATATCAGCTTCGGTTGTACCCTGCTAAAAAAGTATCTTAATTCCTGCTCTGTTAGATGTTCCGCTACTTCAATCATCAGTAGCAGGTCTGTCGTAAAAATATGTAGTGTCTGAACAAGGTGGGGAAACTTATCGAACATATAGTTTCGATGTTCTTCCCAAATCTCATAAGAAAAAACAGGCTTACCGATTTCATGAAATGCGTTACTATACAATCCCGTACCTGCTCCGAAATCAAAAACATCTGTGTATTTTTCTGTAATACATTCAGCCGTCTTGCGTGCCAATTCCCTGAATGCAGGGTTATCAGCACTAATGCCCATCTCTAACTCTAACTTTAAAAACTCGGCTGGTGTTATAGTCATGCTTTCGGCTTTCTTCCACGCTTCTTTAATTCCACAGGTGCAGCATTCGGGTCAGCTTGTATCGTATCCAAATCATCCGGGAAGACAAAAGCCTTTGCTTTCTCATTATCAAAATGGTTACTTAACCTTAAAAGCATATCAAATACGCAGGATGAACAATAGTAAGTTAATCCAAAATGTGGGTCAAGGTAGGTTTGATAAAGCCTTTCATATTCTGCCAATACGTTGTGTGGAATATTACGGGTAAAACCCAGCTTAACAGATTCAAAGTTTATAATATGCTCCTGACAAAAATCTATTTCTTTTTGTGTCATTGCTTGAAATTAATATTTTGAATAAAGTTTTTTATCGGGTTAACCAATGCTCCAGCAAGGCATGAAACAATTATGTATGTAAGCGCAAAAGAAGGCACAAATTGAAACCCCAACGCCAGCCATGTAGATAAACACATTAGGCAGTTAAAAGGTCTAAAATCAATCTTTAAAGCCTTGTGCATTTGTGCCATTTCTATGAAGTAAACAGCTGATAATATTGCTGCAAATAATATTTGAAGCTGGTGTATAAATTCGGTCATTTAGTAGGTTTTAACAAATTTACGATTATTCTTTTATATTGCTTTTAATCTCGGTCTTTATTTTCTTTCGTACATCGCTTATTGTCTTACTCAAACTCCTGTATGGTATTTTAGTACGCCTGCTTAATTCGCTGATATTCTTTAGTTCGGCAAATTGTTCCATTACACTTTTCTCATACCAGTGCAGTCCATCCATTGCCTGTTCAACCCTTGCAAAGGCTTCTTCATTGCTTTCCTGCTTATCCTGCATTTCTGTAAAGCCTTCAGGTAATTCATCTAAATATCGCCTGTAAACTTTGAAGAAGGTGCTTCGGTCTGATTTTATCATGGTTAGCATAGTGCGTACCAAATAGAACTTTAATATCTTCCGTTCGTGTAGGTCAATCAGCCGTGATGCATCCATTTGGCAAAGAACCATAAACATTTCACTACGAAGGTCGTCTTGCAGTTCTACCGGGCGCATCTTACCTATTGCATCAGCTATGTCTGCATCCTCATAAAGCCTTGTAATTATTTCATCTCGTCTGTCCAATAGTCCAGCTTTATTTGCTTGTTCACTTGATGAGCCACTAAACAGATACACCCTGCCTGCTTCG